ATTCTGCATATTGAGCTTCATCTGCGTACCAGTATCAGAAACAGGAATGATGAACTTTGCCTTGCCCTCTAACGCTAAATACAACGGCGTAGCAAGTGAGCCATACGTTGTTTTTGCGCTTCCTCGGTAACCTATGATGCAGACCATTTCTTCTGCTGGGTCTTCCATCACTTCAATTAGCTCTGGGTGAAAATCTGCTGGCTCAAGATAAAAATGATGCGGTAAATATATCCAAGTAAAAGCTACCAGACCGTATGTATCTACAAGATACCTGCGGATAGTCGGGTCTTTCAGGTCAAGCTGATTAAGCAGTTCTAGTTGCGGTTTCATTGTCTTTTTCTTTATTAGCCAAAGACGAAACCTTTTTTGCAAAACCACCCATTGCTTTACGTATCAGCTCTTCTGTCTCTGGTGACACAGTGTGCTTATTGATTATCTCGCCATCAACAGCTAATTCTGAACGCGTAGAAAACTCGGCTTTTCGCTTTCTCTCTAGGTAGCTCATAGCATTACTGAAACTTTCCTCAATACCCTTGTTTATTCTCTGGCGTGCGGCGAGTATTGGCTTGTTGCGTAAACTCTCAATTCGCTCCCGAAATACTAGGTTTTCTTTGTTATACCGATAGTAGCTAGTTTCTGAAATACCTGCGTAAAAGCACATCTCTGGCACTGAAGCGTCTATGGCTGCAGCACTCTCTAATTTCGCTAGTACGCTTTTTACATCTTTGCCATCAAAACACTTGCGTCCTGCATTTTTAGGGTTCTTCTTTTCAATGAGCTTCTTTGTGCTCTTTGCACGTATTTTACGCTTCTTTGGCGTAGTCTTTTTTGTTGTTGTTTTCATAGTGATTGCTTGGTTAGCTTTCGGACGATGCACGATGGCGATGTCCTTACATCAATTACGGTTTCAGTTCTTACTCTTTTATTTTATCGTCAACACTGTACTCAAAATGGTTTTTCGGTATGCGCGGTGCGTCAATCTTAACGTACACACGTCTTCCTGTTTGCTTGAAGCCGACTAGTCCTACGACTTTTCTGATTGCTTCTGCATTTTTGCCCTTTTGACCAATACAAGCACCAACGTCTTCGCGAGCTAGTTTGACATTGATGATTGTAACGTCCCCTCGCTCATCACTCTCATCAGAGAAGTGCAAGTCAATTTGGTCAGGGAACTCTACAATACCTTTCAATATATCAAGTAGCAGTTTTTCAACGTACTGCATAGTTTTTGTCATATAATTTTGGTTGATAAAGAACGCGAACGTGTGTGTGATATGCAGAAACAGTGTGTGGCTGTCTCAAAAAAGGTGACGAAAGCTGCGGAATGTGCTTTGTAAAAAATTACTCTCATCACCTATTTTGAAATAGCAACTTCTTTTTCTAGTGTACCACGTTCTGTATATCTTTTACACTAGAACTTGATGTGTGCATCAAGCGCGGTTCGGAAACAGTCTCATAATTTCATCAATACTTCTTACGACAAAATAGTCAACGTCATTGTCTTCAACGTGTGCTTGAAACGCAATCTGATCTGGCGACAGTTTACCAACTGGGCTTTTTATTTCAATGAAATATGTTTTGCCTTTCCATACCAGTATCACGTCAGAGACACCTTTCATAGCCCATTTTGGCGGTGTACGGTGTATACCTTTTACTGTGTCGTAGACACCAACATTATTCACACGAAAGAAGAAGTGACCTTGCTTATGTAGGTACTCACATACTGCGTCCAATACATTGCTTTCTGGCGTGCTCATAATATCAATTAAACACCATTATATTTTTTATTAAAACCGCCCTCGCCTTGCACAAGTAAGACAATCAAATCAATGATTGATAGAAATATAGGAATGAAAGTCCAAAATAAAAGCACATACACTACACCCAAACCAACTCTATCTAAATAAAACTTGTGTGCGCCGAAGCCACCTAAAAAAAGACAAAGTACAACTGCCAACGCTCTACTCTTATTTTTTGTTTGCATATAGTTTCTATTTTAGTGATAAATGCTTGAACGCAATATACTCATCGCTGGGGTCGTGGGGTTCACCACCCCAGAGTGAGAATACTTACTCTGTAGGTGCATCTTCTGCAGGTGCATTGCCAGCGTCCTCTGCTGGGGCATCTATAGCAGCAACCTCTTCGGCTGGTGTTTCAGGTGTCTCTTCTGCAGGTACGGTTGTTTCGTTTTCGTCCATAAAAATAAAAGTTAAGATTGACAATTTGGGGCGCACGACCATTGCCCCACGGTATGTTTATTTTACCACAATGTCTTGCTGTTTCTTCTCTTTTGCAATAGCTTTTTCTTTTTCTTCATTTTTTGCTGCCTTTTCTATGTTGCGACCTGCGTCTATGTAATTACCAACAATCTCTAACATTCGGGCAAAAATTGCTGAAGCGTTTATGATGTTATCGCGCTTGGCAATTATTCGGGCTTCATCTGCAAACTTCTCAAAATCTTTTTTGTCGGCAATGTACACGGTTGCTTCGTCCTGTATCTGTTCCATCACTTCGTTCAGCTTCAACGTGTTGCGTGGCAAAAATAATATATTTATAAGCTCATAGTCCAGCTCAACCTTAATGTCGTCAATCTGCACTGCCTTGCTGTCCATCGTAAGCTCAAAGTCACCGAGACCTGCTGCAATTCGTAAGTCAATGTCCTTGATTTCATCGTACAACTCTTTCAAGACTTGTGGGTCATCATAACCATCAAGAGAATTGTGCGAGATCTGTTTTGACCTCACTTCGTCAATGGTCATCTCTCTTTCAATCACTAAACAAATTATATTCAAAACTCCTGCCTTACGTGATGCACGTGTCCTGTGGTGACCCGATATGATAAAAAACTCTTCATTGCCTGCTTGGTTCTTTTTCAATTGTACCAACGGCATACCCTCTAACATACCGTCCTTTTTGATATTCTCTGTCAGACGCTCAAACTTTGATATGTCCATAATACGAGCATTTTTGTCTTGCTCGCGTAACAAATCAACAGGCACTCGCCATATTGCGTAGTCTTTTTCTAGCTCAATGAGCCGTTCAGGTTTTCGTTCTTCTTTAGTTCTCATATATTTTCTTGGTTATCCTCTAAATTATCGCTGTCCAATTGTTCTGCTAAAAATAAGGCAATACCATCTGCAAACGTCCTGTCGTGCCATTCGCACTCGTACATCAATTTGTATACGCCGTCTGGCATTTTCTCTTTTTTCGTTATGGACATTAAACCATTATTCAGCTTCACCTTTCTATACTTTGATAGGCACGTGGTCTTCATTCCGTTGAGTTTATATATGCGGTTCACTTTTGATGCCGTAGCTCTCAATAACGTCCCCATTTCTTTACACGTGATCAGGTACATCATCAAGCGGTTCAGTTTTGGGTACGCCTTGCTCGGCGCATTGAAACCATAATTTTCAAACACCTTGTCACTCTTCAGGCGAAACAATTCTGATGTGTGGAAACCAACAGTCGCGAACACTTTGCCGTCAAGTAGTATCAAAAAATAATGCTCTGCGCCTGTGTTGCCAAGTTTGTGCGCCCATAGGTCACGATAGTACAACGCAACAACGTCCTCAACCGCAGCAAAACGTACTTTTGTGTCTTTTGTCAGAACATCGGTATCTGTCCAAATCGGTGCGTTTCTGTACGGTCTCAAGTGCTTACTGCTATTGAATGAGATATTGTTTGCGTACTTGAAACCTTTGAGCACTTCTGGCTTCGTAATAAGCCAATAATCAAAACGATCAACGGAATACTCTTTTGCAAAAATAACTTCTTTACTATCAAATCCGATAACTTCCTTGAACCTGTACCAGACTGTGAGATACGGCTTCGTCTTCGTGTGGTCGTAAAGCGTTCGGTATTCTTTCTTCAGGTCAAACTCTTCAATGTCAGTTTTGAAATCAAGAACTTCCTCAAACGCAAACATTTTTGAATAGCCATCACGAAACGCTGGGGGGTTGATGACCATAATCGTATCGTCACCATACGCTTCATCTTCAATCACTTCTCGTAGGTCGCGTATATCGTAGTCAATGCCTTTGTAGTATTCGGTCATTTTCTTGAGTGTCTGCGCGAGCTTCGTGATCTGAAACTCCCTTGTATCAATCAAAGACAAGCGGAACTGTTGCTCATAATACACGTCTTCTCGTAGCTGGTAGAGCTTCATCACCCAAATAAGAAAAGCAGCACGCTCACAATCGGTTTCTAGTGGCTCATAATCTGCCCTGTACTGCTCTGGGACGGTAAAGTTTATGTCTGATAAGGGCTTCCCTGAATAGAGATAGCCAAGAACCGTAGAAAAGAGCGACACATCTGACGTGATGATGTTCTCTCTCAAATATCCTGCTTCAATGGCACACTTCACTAGCGAAAACTGACCGCAGGCAGGCACTACCAATTTGGGGTACTTATCTTTTAGAAACCCAAAAAGCGAGACGATATATTTTCGTTGCTCGCTGGGTGTATTTCCTAAAAAGATTTTTTCAAGTTGTAGTGCCATATTGGTTTTTATTTCTAGCTGCGAGTTGGGGTATCGAACCGCCAATCTTTCGTTTTAACAACGAACGTCCTACCATTAGACGACCTCGCATTGTTCGGGTTTTTACACCCGATTTTATTATAACAAACTTTTTTGCTTTAGTTCAGGTCTCGCTTTCAAAAACTTCGCTTCGTCTTTTTCCGACCACAAGATATGTACCATTTCACTATCTTGCTCTTGGACGACTGGCTCAATCGTTTCCGTACGGTGACAGTCAAGCGGATAGCTCTCACTGCACATCACACAGAAACGTCTGGTGTCTGATGACAGCCCAAGCATTTTGATGATAGTGCCGTCAAAGTCTATATTCCTGCCAAGTCCACCGAGGTTTTTACCTTTCCAGTGGTACTTGATACCAGCTTTTTCAATGACGGCTCGCAGTGGGTCTTTGTTGAATTGCGGATTGTATTTTGAGTACGGCGTAGTGCGCACGTCCACAAGGTCTGTAATAGCGTTCTCTTTTAGTTTTTCAATCAGCTCTTCTGCTGTTCTATTACTGTGACCGATTGAGTAGAGTTTCTTCATATTTTTATTATATCAATTACGGATAAAGTTGTAAATGCGGTAAAGTGTGGACAATTGCTATTATTCCTATTCCTCTTCGTCTGGGTTACTTTCACACTTTGGGCAGGTATCTGTTGAGTTTCCTTTCCAGTCCACATTTTTTTAATTAAAGTTCCACTGATAACGGTCTGGCAATTCGTATGGCTCTTGGCAACTACCGCAGTATATTTTTTCAACACCACCTGCACATTCACCTGTGAAGCCAACCGCCTTGTCTTCGTCACTCACATTGACTGTCCAAGTATTTACCTCATCTGCGAGTATTTGTGTACCGCCGCACTTTTTGCATTTCAATTCTTTTTCCATAGTTTTATTTTTTTATTAGTTGTACTCTTTTTATTTCGCGCACTATCAAGTTTTCAGCTAGGTAGTCAGTATGTGGAGTGTCCTCACGCTCACTGAAGTACCAGCTATATAACTCTGCTTTGCCTTTTCCAATAATGTGATTGATGATGCCAACCTTGAGCTTGGTATCGCCACAAACAGGGCATTTTTCTGTGTCGTTCCAAGTCATATTAGTTTCCTGAACTTATTGAGAACCCTTGCCCGACCTCTATGTCTCTGCCCTCTCTGGCGTGTTGTGCGGTCTGCTTATCAGCGACTAGCTTGCAAGACGCAAACTTGTCCATAAAGACCAGCGTTTCCTTATCACCGTCTACGTGGTTCACTCTGTCGTGACATGTAAAGAACGGATTGATATTTTTCGTCTCAATGTACTCCTTGATTACTACTGGATCACCGTGCAAATTGTACAGACAATTAATACGGATTGTGTTTGAACTGAAACCCTCACCTGATGGCTTTTTAGCACGTGCATCGCCGTCTATCCAAAATGGCAAGTCTTTTGCATATCCCTCAAATATCATCACTCCCTTGTCTTTGAGATTGCGCAACGTGAACTTCTTGCGTGCGCCTTTCTTTGCTTCCTTGAAAATTGGCTCACGGTCTACCGTCAAATCACCTGTCGCTTTCACTTCGCCGACTGTGGTCAATGGCATACTTGAACCGATAGCAATAACAGTAAACACAT